CAATTCTCCGCATTTCGCGAATATGATTGAACGAGCCCGTCTTCCGATCCAGAGACCCCTCATGATCGTTCTTGGCTTTTGTCCATTCATTCAAAATAGTTGCCATATCAACGGTGAGCTCATCCTTCCCGAGCCGCGTTATCTCCGCAGCCCTCAAAAGCTCGGGATCAGTTTCCAATTCCGCGATCGCCGCCCTTGCGCTTCTGCCCCGGGCCGCGGGGATCGCCTTCATTAAATTCGCCTTGCTCTCATGACTGATCCCATTGACGCCCGCGAGCGCCTCGGCCGACATTCTACCGCTATAGACCAACCCCGTGATCGTTGCTTCCATCGCATCGCTATGGACGGCGCCACCGCCCTCAAGAAAATCTTGAACAGCCTTGATTTGGGTTCCCTTTAGCCCCGGCATTTTAGAAAGCTCTTCCGCCATGTTGTGAGCGCGAGCGATATCCGTATTTTTATCGTAAATCTGCACCAACGTCCGCTCTATATGATCCGTTTGCTGGCCCCGTAGCGCCGAGGCCGCGGCCGTGTTGGCCGAGATAAAGCGGGACCGCCGCGTTGAGAGATCCGACAAGATCTTGCCCTGTTCGAGCCCGCCCAAATTATCCCAAAATGTCTTGGCAAGCTGATCCTCGGGGGTCGCCCCGAAATTCCCCGTCTGCATGGAAGTAATTGCGCCCGCGGTCCCGGCGAGATCCTTGCGCCCGATCCATGCCGTGACGATCCCAGCCGAGAAATCCTCTTTGAACTTGGCAACGAGCTTCGCCGCTTTCGGATCGTTGATAATCCCCGAGGCCCGCTTCTCTTCAACCCGCGCCATGACGTAATCGAATATCTGTTTTTTGTTGGCATCTTCGAGGCCCGGGATCTTGGCGCCCGTGACGGCATTGTCCATGAGCGTGATCAAGGCGCCCTCGGATTTCTCCCGGCCCCGCTTGACCATATTGACTTGCGCCGCCGAAATCGCGGACGCCGACATAGTGTTCCATTTCTGATCGAAACGCCGCTTGCTAAATTGCGACATTCCCTTGGTCTTCTTGGCGTAGATCGTTTCGAGCTCGGTCAAAGTGTCATCGATATATTTTAGAGGATCACTGTTCCGCTCGATGCTGGTCTTCGCCGTGATGATTTCCATTTGAGCGCCGAGCGCGGCGCTATCGGCATGGTCTTCCGCGGCATCCTGTAGCAGCGTCATCCCGAGCGTATTGGTCGCGGCGCCAACCTTCGACATCGCGGCGCCCATCGCCCCGAGCTTGAGATCGGTCCTGGGGATCGAGGAAACGCCCGTCGTTGACGGGACGCTACTGGATGCCGTGAATTTCGGAAGTCTTCCCATGAGCCTATCTAATCAAATTTCTAAAACCGCTGTCGGCGCCGCCAGCAGAAGACGCCTTACTTCCAAAGCTCTTGAAGAGACCTTTAAGGCTCCCGCTACCACTCGACGGCATTAAGAGCCCCGCGGTGCCAACGCTCGTTGCGAAGGATCCAAAGGCCGCGAAGTTGGCCGCTCTAGCTGCCCGCTTGCCCGCCGCCCGGGTTGCCCCCGCCGCGGACTTCAAGCCAATCGATTTGGTCCGCAAGGCCGTCGCCGCGGTGGATCCCCGATAGAGAATATTGAGCTCTTCGAGGCGAGCCTGTTCCACATTTGCAACAGCGCTCTCCATGGAACTATCGCCCCCGGATCCGCCGATCAGAACACCCGACTTAGCCGCGGCCGGTGCCGCTTTCCCGGAAACCTCATGGCGGAACTTGCGGCGGAATAGAGAGGCGTCATTCAAGGCCGCGTACTCCGACATGATCGCGTCGTTATCCGCAATCGTCGCGTCACGCTCCAAGAGCAGGGCATCGAATTCGCTTTGCGCCTTGGCACCTTGCCCCTGCATGATCATGCCGGTGGCATTCATGGCGGCGCCGCCTACCGCGAGAGCGAATAAAAGAGGGGGGCACATATCAGTTATCCATCATGTTCGATGATCCTCGAAACGATCGCGACAAGCGTCATGGGCAAGGGCTGATCCTGGCGAGCAACCACTTGGCCCTCTCGGCCCCATGTATCGCGAAACTTCACGGTCTTATCGCCGGTAAAGAGCGGCGGCGAAACATCCATTGGATCCGAGCCCGTTCTAAATCGGATGGTATCGAGATCCGAGGAATTCGGCCCAAACTTGGCGCCGAGGGTATCGACAAAGCGGAAGGTTACTTCATACGCCCGCTTCAGAGCCCCCTGAGCGGTCCCGGCCTCTGAACCCGCCTCAACGCGCAAGGTCTTCAAGTCCGACACATAATTCAGCCCAACGGCCGCGGCCGTAACGGTTGGATCCACGGCAACGGCTCCCGAGGATACGGTTTTGGTTGGGTAGACCGAGCCGTTTCCAAGTATGTCGACGGTTTCCCCTTCAAGGTGGTGGAAGCCGAGTAAGGAGCTCGCCGAGGATCCCGAATATGAAAGCCCGCTGTCAACGAAAAAGGCACTCGATTTGGTATCGCCTTCATCCGTATCGAAATCATTGGTCATAAACTCAACGTATCGAACGGTGGATCCGTTGATCGTTCTCTTCGCCACCATCCAGAGCTCTTCTTGCCGCGTTGCCGGGATCACCGCGAGAGCCTCAACAACGGCATGGGCGGTGGATCCGAATGAGCCCCCAATTTTGTGCCGGTGCCATGCGACAACTTGTTGGTCGCGCATGAATGTGAGGCCGATCAATTGCCCATCATTTCGCACCGCCCAAACGGTTGAATTGGGCTCTTGCTGATAGACGATCTGAGTAATCCCGCCCGCGGTAATATGCTCGGCCAAGATCGTGAGATCCGGGGACTGGAAGGCGTCACTCTCGAAAACGTAACTGTATTCCCTGAGGTTGCGCTTCTGGCGCTGGATGAAGATGACAACTTGGTCAACGCGAACAGGGATATGGGTATGGCTTCCACGGGTGCCTTCCCGGATGATCCTGACGTTTGTCGGCGTCAGCGGCTCGGCCGTTGTCGATGAGCTCACAATAAACTCACCGCCCGCGGTGCCGCAAGCCATGACCTTCGCCGGGGAAAGCCAGCGGATGACGTTCACCCGATCGGTTGCGATCGTGTAGACAACGGGATCCTCATCGAGCGTCCCGGGCTGGAAATTCTCGTAATCGCCGCTCTTGGATCCCCAAAGGGTTTGCGGCTGATCGGTCGAGGCGGCGAACATGAGGCGCTGTTCAAAAAAGGCAACCGTCGCCGGGAAGCCGGTCCCGGTCGACCATGCCCCCAGGCGCCATTTCGTTTCCGCGGTTGTCCCATCAAAGTCGTTTACGACCGTTGCCGTAACGTGCGTTGTATCGGTAAAGGCCGTGACCTTGGCATAACCCCAATAGACGCCGCCCTCATAAAGGAATTTCCATGTTACGGTCCCCTCGACAATCTCATCCCCGTCGCTTGTCGGCGCGTCCGTTGCGGTGGCCGAGCTCGTTCCCGCCTTTGTTACCTCATAGACGTTGCCCCCGGATCCAGCGTGATCGCCAGCCGAATAGGCTGTCGACGTCGCCCACTTAGTTGCTTGATGCCCGATACGGATGAAGCGCCCAATGTCGGAAGTCCTGAACCCGTCGCCATCGTTGATCCCAGTGATTGCCGAGGCGGTGATCGTGACCGAACCCGTCGCGGCCGAGGGGGTCAAAGTGGTCGTTGTAATATTCTCATCTTGGAAGGGACCATCGAGGAAGGTGATCGCGGTGAGCGTCCAGGCGGTGTGCGACGTTCGCGTGAGCTTACGCGGCGCATAACTAGCGTGGGTGATATAAAGCACGTCCGCAGATTGCGCGAATTGCAATTCATCGATGTCGGCTTCCAGATAAGGTGTAGCAACCTCAATCGCCGTCGAGACAATGAACGCGGCCGCGAAGGCATGAGCGAAAGCGCCCGTTTCGATCCGCCCCTGATCCTTGAAAAAGCGGAAATAGAGATCCCCGGCCTCGATGACATAAGCTTGCGTGACTGAGAATTCAAACGGGATCAGATAGGTCGCCTTCGAGCTATCCTTTACCTCGGCAACAAACTTGGTCCCGGGGCGCCGCGTGATCCCGCCATGAGGATGAACGATAAAATTTTCAACCGTTTCGGCGGCGTTATTGTACTTCGCCAGATCCACGCGGCCGAGCAATCGAGGAGAGACTTCCCCTGCCGTAAAATTTGTTTGAATTCTTGAGACGCGAGCCATCTATGCGCGACTTTCAAGCCAATCATTGACCTTCTCAGATTGAGCTTCTTTGGCGTCGATGTTCCGAGCTTGCCTGAGAAGTTGTTGATACAACGTCGTGGCCGTCTCGACCACTCGAACGGATGCGGTGATTTCATAGGCTATATCCGCGGCAATCCGCGCAGCATAGACCTCGATAAACAAGGCATCGAATTCATTGGGATCCTCGACTTGGTAGATATAGAGGATGTTCAACGAACCCGTGACGTCAGTAAGGATCTGGCGCCCCTCAACGACCCATTCCTCGGTAGTGTCTACCTCGACAATCCGTAGACAGTCGGCGGGCCAATTATAAGCGGTCGCGAACTCCCACGTCGGGGCCGTTGTCGTTGCCGCGAGCGCGGCCCGCTTCAACGCAAAATTCCAAGGATGGGCCCTTAGAACATTGTCCCGGGTTTGAGCGTGGATCGCCTTGCAAGCCCGCCCTTCCTTGGTATCGTCATCGAGTGAAGTGATCCTCTCGCTACCGAGAAAGGTAATCGCTCGATTGCAGATATCGACAAACGATGTAACTATCGCCATGAGCTAGATCCTAGCTATCGATCGCGACGATCTTCCCGCGCAAGAGCTCAAGAGCGATCACAAGCTCCTTGGTGGTAATAGCGTCGTCAGCAATAAGCTGGACGCCGTTGCCGGTATCGGTCGCAGCATCACGTGTTATGTCGGATCTCTTCTCTCCAGCCTTGACGATAAACTTCCTTGCCGCCATCGGTTTTCTCCTTCTGATCTACTACTACGCTATAGGGCTTCGCCGCCTGGGGCGGCAGTTAGCCCTGGTGGATTGCGGGTTTGATTAAATACCCGTAGAGCCGATCCTCGGGCAGATAGTCTGCATCGAGAAGCGGTGAATTCGGCGTGATGATAATATCCATCCCGCGAGCTTCGCAGATCCCCGCCCAATAGGCGGTGCAAGCCATATACCGAAATGGTTCCATGCGCCGAATATAAGAGTTCCCATTAGCGTATTGAGCGCCTGGATCGATATAATCGCATCCAAACACGATGAGCTCTTCAACGCCGATCAGGGCCGCGTAGGCCATCATGTAGGCGCAAGTGTGATTAAGATAGTCTCCCCGTTTTGGGTTCATCATCATGACGCCAGCGAGAGGATAGTCGACCGCGGTTGGACACTCCTTCCGAGCTACCGATGTTATGATGGGCACGGTCGCAGTCTCGAAGATATCTTGAAGAATAGGGATCTTCTCGTTTATTTGAGCATAATCGTCCATCATGAAAACAAGGTCTATATTCGGCGCGAAATTATACGCGCCATTGACCCCCCAGACCTCATCGCGGTCAATCGATTGGGGGTCCGCGGACGCCAAAAGATCCAAATAATCGGCCCGAGAAGGTCCGCATCCAACGATGATCACCTTTTTAGGTTTGTTGCCGGTGGGATGCTCGAAGGTCATCGGTTCCTTTCATGGTGGGCCGGGGGGGGCCCGAAAGCCCCCCCTAAACCAACCCCTCGACCTTAATCGAGAACGTAAGCCAGATACCCGACGAGATCATCGCCGTCACCGATTGCCTCGTCCTGCGACGTGGCGCGGATAACAACGCCATCTTTGCTCGCAAACACATAGGTTCCGCCCGTTAGAAGGTTCGCCGCAATGGCGCCTTCCAGCGTTTTAAAACCAACGGCATCGACATCCAGGCCATTGATGAGGCCGTCAGGATCGGCCGCGGTGGTCGATCCATCCATCGCCGTGTATGCGTCCCACCCCAAGTCCAACGTCGCTGACGCCGTCGTCCAGTTGACGTAGGCCCTAGAGAGGGATGCCAGCACACGAACTCGCCCAGGCGGGAGCTTGCCAAGGGCAACGCTCGAAGTAGCATCGCCAGCGCCATCCTGGGTACAGGTGAAAAACATGATCCGAACACGGCCATGCTCCTCGGTTGTGTTGTTGTTCACAACCGGGGTCGCGGTGGCATTTGTGTATTCGGTGGACTTTTGAGTAGTTACAGCCATTTCAAAGCCCTCCTAGCTTGGATCACATTCGATGTAACCGACTTTTGCCTCTTCCATACGGGTCGCCCCAATGGTCATGGAAACGAAGACCTGAGTGGAATGATTTTTATCAACCCTCTCAGCAATCTTCACAGTCGGCTCGGCACCAATTGCCAACACGATGCCGCTCTGCGAATAGAACAGCACCTTGTGATCAGAGTTACTGTCGGTCTCGATCCGTTGGGTTCGCAAGAATTTGAACCCAAGGAACGTGTCGACCTCACCCTGCACTAAAGCTTTGCCTTATGTTCGCCAAGATGCGCGACTATCTTGACCGTCTTTCGACTGCTTACTGTCGCCAGCAAGAGCAGACCATATCATCACCCCATAGGGGCGTCCTGCGCTTCGGATCGCTTGATCCTACTCCCGACAAAGGGATGGTCGTTGAACCTTCCTCGTTAGAGGCTTGGCTGCTGATTGTCTCAATGAGAGTTTCCAGCAATTTAACCAATTTATTATCGACACAATAAATTTATCGATAAGAGTCCTGATTTTATCTTGGTTGTCGATTAAATCAGCATACTCATAATCTACCAATGAACATCTCCGTCTCGCATGTGGAGTGTCGATTTGCGGTGTCAGTTTTGTTATCGCAGCTTTTTTAATTACTACATCTACATATTACTATGTAGCTCAGACTATATCTTCACTAATTAAAGTGTTCGGCACTCTTGGAGATATTATTGTTATCCTCAATCTCTAGTCGTTGAACTTTCTTTATACCTTT